AGCCTCGGCTTGCATAGTCTGCTCTTCTTTAGTAACTCTCTTTAGTTTAAGAAGTTGATTGGCAAGCTTTATATTTTTTAGCTCACGTATATCAATCGCATCCTCTAAGTTTATATCTCCCTTAGAGAGCGCCATGTTTATATTACCCTCAAGCTGAGCCCTTTCTTCTTCGTCAGGAGCTACTTCTATAAATATCCCGAAATCATATATATATAAATCAGAAATATCCCTTAAGATACTTACGTTATATTTTCCAATCTGATTGATAAACTCCTCAGTGAAATCAGAGTATTCTAAAATATCTGCAATGCGATAGGATAGTCCTTCCGCAATAGTCCTGTACATATATAGACTAGCATCAAGAATATGACGTGTGGCAGTATTAGAATTTAAGGCAGCTAATTTCTGTACCCCGACTAAAGCATTAGGGTCAGGAGTACTTCCATCTCTAGCTTCATTTAGTCCTGTCACGCTTCTAATCATATCCATATAATGGTTATAGTTAGAGATAAGCATCTGTGTCTTACCTGCACCTGAACTAGCAGTAAGCTGCTGTATCGGAACTCTAGCTTGGTTAAAGTCTCCGTCTTGGGTATAGCTCCTTCCTATAACAGAACCTGTTTGGAAATAAAGACGTAAGGCATCCTCCGGATTATACGCCTGTCCCGTTCCAAGGTCAACTTCATTGAGACCATCCGCATCAATATATACTCCATCAGGAACAGTTCGCGCGATGACTTGCTGTAGCTTAAGATGAGTCATTTGAATAAGGTCAGTGAATGGAATCATTCTCCTAACCAATGACTCTATTACCCCTTTATACATCCTAGGTGCAGCAGCGACATAATTAGGTATAGCGTGTTGAGTTGCCGACTTAGGTCGGACCATGTTTTTTGCCATCTCCCACTTAAGAACATAATTAGTTCCCATAACCATAACGCCATCATACCATACGTCTATGACTTTCTCTACCTTTTCGTAGTTACCGTCCTCCATCATCTCAGGTGGTGGGTTAAAGGTGTCATCCTTCTCTACCATCCTTACATTTCCTGAGTCAGTTACCTTTCTTTTATAAACCACTTTGTTGGTGGATTTATAATTAAAGTACATTAGGGTTACCGTATCCCGATAGAAAATATCATTGTCATAGTACTGCGCTACATTAAAATAGTCGTACCAACTCTGTCCCCTCTTCGCAATTTTCTCTAAATCTTCGTTAGTTAGTTTTGGGTCTATCTTACGTAGCTCATTAATATTAACGGTTTTTACTTCTCCCCAATAAAAGCAGTCTGTAAAGTTAGGGTCTTCTGTATAACTGTATACTACATTAACAGGGTCTACATAAGAAACTTTTACTCCACCCCCTTTAAGGAACTCGTGTTTTCCTACAGATATCCCTACAACAGTAAGGTCATAGTCAAATCTCTTACGTAAATCTATATAGTGATTGTCTGAAAGAATAGTATTGATAGCTTCCTCTTGAGCTATTTCTATAGCAGGCTTATAGTTAAGCTGCATATACAATGAAAGCTCTTCATCGGTCTTAGGTAAACCTTCCGGAGAAACTACAAAAGGATTTACCCCGGTAGCTTTTTGAATCTTCTCCAATTCAGGCTTGGCAATCATCTGTCCTTGAATCAAGTCTTGGTACTTGCTTCTCTTAGATTGAGACATAGCGTCTTGAGCATATGCCTTTACTTGGAATAGCCTATCTGACATTCCATTCACTACTATATCCACAAACTTTGGGATGATAGGAACGGGGGTCCAATCTAAATTTAGATGGGATAAATCTCCATCTATAGCGAATTCGTTTTTATATTTAGCTACTGACTGTTCCCCTCGGGCGTACAGCCTTAGCCTATGGAATGCTCTCCATTGGTCGTAGAATCTACATTGAGTTCCATCCTTCTTAAACCACTCATACTGAATAGCTTGCCCTATCTGTAGCCCAAACTCCATAGAGTTTTTCTCGGCATCAGATGCAAATTGACTTGGAAACCCGGTCGATGTTATGCTTACTTCAACTTCGTTCATCTAATCATTTCACTTGTATTCCCCGTGTTATTATACCTCGCAAAGGTAAGGCTTATTTTATTAGTCTTTTTATCAGGTTGGTAAAGATGTTTTTGACATGCCATTATTGCCAATCCTGAACTAATAGAAGCGTCAAATTTAGTTCGATTGTTTATATCAAACTTTGCCCAATCTTCTAATGTGTTTGTGAATATCATTGTACCCATCTCTTCGCTTTCTCGAAACGTCTCTTCCATATCTATACCTACATGCTTCTCAATATAAGATTCAATAGCTGATGCGTGAGCTTGTTTAACATCCTCGGAAGAGTTTGGGATACCCCCTAGTTCTCTTTCAGTCTTCGAAAGTTTATTATATAACTTGTCCGGACGATTTAATGAAAAGCCTCTATATCCTCTGTTTTTAAAATGATACAGCAATCTAGGTTTATTATTCTCAATTAAAATTGGCATGCCATAGAATACACACGCCATTAATACTTCCTCATAAAATATCTCTGCCGTCTGAGGTCTTGCAATATATTCTAAAAAGAATTCATTGCTTGGAGCATCATCCATATTAAACTTCGTCATCCCATGAAGAGCTCCATTAGAACCTCCTCCACCTACTACTCCGGAGATATCATAAGAGTCACATCCAAAGGCTCCGATGTGGTCATTGCCCGGATGTTTTACTCCATTTTTTTCTATTACACGATTACTTAAGCCTACCTTAGGCATCCATCCAACAAGAAATCTCCCTCTCTTATCAGGAGAAAAAATTACCGTTGTATCCCTTACTCCATCCTTCCATCTAAATGAACCCCTCGTTACGTGGTGTGCACTTATTAAACTATCGTTATAATCTATCTGCTGATAAATTCTAGTTAGATTAAATAGTGACTGCTTGCTCTCATCCCTAAAGGCATGAGACTCACTCCTAGGAAATTGGCGATAGTATTCATTTAAAGCGTCCCCATCATTCTTTAAAGATTCAACCTCTGCCTCCCAATAGTCCACAGCGCCTTGATGTATCTCTTGACCGTCAATGCCCCGTGCTGCAGTACGGGGATTTCTAAACACAGGCATCCCATGTATGTCAATAAAACCCTCCATATTCCATTCCATAGGAACAAAAAGAGAGTATAGCCCGCTTTTAGTCTGCCCATTTCTATTTCTATTCTTTACATTAGAGTCTTCATATAGACTTTTAAAATTCCCACCTCCCTTGCTTAAAGCATTTGAAGTAGACCCCATCATACATTTCCCTATAATGCGACTACCAAGTCGGAGACATGTTTTTGTTACTCTCCAATTTATTAAAATATTGTTTGGCTTTATCCACTTCCCACTCTCATCATGAACAAGTAGCAAAAGCTTCTCTCCGTCATAGGAGTTGTCATCAGTATTTTTCCAATCAATCGTTGTATCTAAACCTTCTAACTCGCTGTCGTCTACATTGAACATATTCTTCTTAGTAATCTTTGCAGCAGGGACTCGGTACGCCAATTCTGTTTTTGGCTTATCCATTCCATCCATGATAGGTCTGAAGAAAAAGGGGAGCCTACTATTAATAGGAACAACCTTATCTGTAAACATTTTTTTAGCATCAGTTCCTGTCTTAGATAATATCCCTATCCTTGCATCTCTAGCTAGGGTAGCTGTATTAACACACTCTGATGAAGACATGAAAGAAAACCCTGACCGACGTATCTTTAAATATATCATTCCAAAGCAACGGTTATCTGCCCTACAAGCTTCCCAAAATATATATAGCAATCTATTGGCTTCTCTAAAGTCGGGATAGCCAATATCAATATTGGCCCATTGCAGGTACATATAGTGAGCGCCTGTAATATACACAGGCTTGCCGTTATTCATAAACCAACATCCCTCCTCTCTATAGTCAAACTCCTGCTCTATGTATTCTACATATCTACTTTTAAACTCAGTAGGCATTTCATTCCATTGAAAAATAGACTGCATCTTCCCAAGAGGTTTAGGTATCTCTCTCCTCTCCCAATACTGTTCGCTTTTCTTAGAGTTCCTTTGAATGCATTGTTTAGGAGATTTAGGTAATGCTACCCTTAGATTTTGAATCTCATATACCTCTCCTACAGTTCCGTCTTGAGATATAATAATAACATCATACTTAGAGTTATATCCATACTTCCATGTCTTTGCTTTGTTTTTTGTAGCAAGGACCTGCTTAGGTATGTAATCTTTAATTACCCTATATAGATTCTTATTTTGACCTTCGTTCTGCAAAACCTTGTTTGGTATCTATGTTATTTTGCTTGTTATTATCTAAGGCTTCTAGAGCCTCTCTTTCATTTTCAATACGAGTGAGGATTTCAAACGCATCAAATATAGCTAACTTCTTAGTGGCGGCAGCATTTTTTAACCTATCAGCAGAGATGTCATCTTCTGCGTCATGTTTAATAATAGCTTCCTTAGCAACTTTAATAAGCTGCTCTACTGCCCTATGCCCCGCCTCTATTATTTTAAGCTTTGTTTCTTTTATATTCACA